AGCGCAGTTTGTTAGACCTCTGCCCCATAGCATTGAATTGTTAGAGTATTTGGGCTTTCAAGTGGAAGTCCACACAGCAGGCGAACGATATCAAAAATGCCCAGTGGAGATTAGAAGTCAATGCTCCTTGTGCTGCACAAACTGTCCCAAAGCCCCAGACATGGGGATGCCTTATATCAATATCCGGGGATGGGACGACTCATACCCCACATGGGGAGAAATGAGTTTAGCCAGATTCTTAACTGGTGGGATGCTGGCAACAGATCCTTTAGTTCCTCCCGGCGAGGGTGGCAATGTGCGCTTTCACCCCAAGTTTCAGGGTAAGTTCAATCTCTATGGCATCAATTCTTGGATGGCATGGAGTGAATATGTCCCCGCAAATAAGTGTTTTGATTGCAAATATTGTTTTCTGTCAATGTTCAAGGATGTTCTGCCTCCAGAATATCAAGCAACAGTTGGCATGAGTCCAGTACAAATCTTGAATCATAGTTTAGTTAATGTTTAAAGATTAGAAATATTAGCATCTATTGTTTGGCTAGATATTTCTTTCCAGGAAAGTCAAAAAAGAATGTTGCGACGTGGTGATAAAAAAGAAGCGATCGCCCGTCGCACTCTATTAGAAAGACAAAAGTTTCCGTTGTTAATTGAAGTGATTAAAAATGATCGTTGCAATTGGTGTAAATATGACGGAACTTTACCAGAAGAACAATTATTTCAACAATTAATAGGAGTTTTTGATGATGGTATCGCATTTTAAATTTGAAGTTGGTTCTCCAGCTTGTCCGGTGGCTTGTAAATATTGCCACGTAACAGAACTGGACGCTGATAGAACTGCCAAATGGACAAATGGGTTAGTGGGAGTAAATAAGGCTTGCACGTTTATGAATGTGCCTCCTTGGATCAATGAAGACAGGCAGACAAGCGATCGCTTCTACAATTTCCCCTGGCATCTTCTCAAGGGAGATTTTGCTGGCTGGACTGCGGTTACAGATGGCTTGATGTCAGATTTAAGAAAATATTTCTGGCACTGGATTGAAAAAGTTTCTACTCAATCCAAGCTAACAACTGTAGTTAGTAAATGGCCAATTACAAATCAGTTTATGGAGCAGTTAGCAGTCATTCCAGATTTTTATTTGGTGGTGACTATAACTGGTGCTGAAACTATCGAAAGAATCGCAACTAAAAGATTATTGGCTAATTTAGAATTAGCCCAAAAACATAATGTGAAAGCACTCCCAATGGTGCATCCTTATATTTCTGGTGTGAGCGATATCTCATTTCTGCCAGAATTAAAAAAGATGGGGTATGACGAAGTTTGCTTCAAAGGACTTCGCTACAACCCCGAAACGATGGGATCTTGGATGCCCTCAAGTTCTAAACTATTATACGAAGGACATGGCATAGAAGAAATCCTCCCCGAAGATGGATGGAGGCAACAAGTAAAAGATGCTGGTTTATCGCTGTTATCCCCAAAGCAGTGGTATTACAGAGAGGCAATTAATAATCAGCCAAAATTATCGGAAAGTGAAGCGATCGCCAATGTTGATCAACTTCTCCAACTAGCCCAAGTTGCCAGTTCTGCTAGTAGCGATATTGTCAGACGATCGCTTATTGAGCGTCGAATGTGAATAAAATAATTAAAAATTAGCCCCGTAGTAGGGGCTTTTTTATTGGCATTTAACTTAATTTGATATGATATTAAATATCAGTAATCTATAAAAACCTCTATGTCAGAAGATATTTTAGATATTTTTAATGCCGATTCAGCCGATGAAGTGTCAGACATTCGGTTTGATGCAACCATGTCCAATCTTCTGACAAAAATGGGGACTGGGAGCGATCGCGTCGAACACACAACGCCGAATGGGATTGGCTATTGGTCGCAACAAACATTAGAAGATTTAGCAGAAAATCCAATTTTAAGCCGAATAGCTTCAGCAAAAGCAGATGCAGCTATTCAAAAAGGCTGGGAATTAACCTTGGGTTCGGATGGCGACAATAAGATTTTAGAAAAATTTAATAAATTTCACAACAGAATACTAAAAATTCCTAAAAAATTCAATGAAGGGCAATTTCAAGCAAATGTTTATGGTGGTGCGGTAATTGTTATTGTTGCCAAAGACGGTAAACCTGCCTACGAGCCAATAGACACAGAAAAACTCATAAGAATAGAAAATTTAATAGTTCTTGATAGATACAAAATAGAACCAGATATATCTGTTGTAGGAATAGATCCATTAGAGCCGGATAGATATAGATTACTTTTGCCAGAATACCTTAAAAAGACTTTCAAGGAAGTTATCAACAACAATCCTCAGTATTTTATTCATAAAAGTCGAATCATTAGATTTGACGCAGATGGAATTAGAGCTACTCCTGATATGTTAAAGAAAAATCAGGGATGGGCAAAAAGCTTGTTAGCTGCTTTATGGGAGGATTATCGTGACTGGAAAACTTCTTTAAAAGCGACTGGGGCGATGGTTCAAGATGCGAGTATTTTCACACAAAAAATTAAAAACTTGTCCCAAATGATGAAGAATAAAGATTCTGATTTATTGGAGGCAAGATTAAAATTAAATCGTTTAATGATTAGCGTGTTTGGTGGAGTGGCCTTAGATGCTGATGGTGAAAGCATTGATTTTGCTAGTAGAAATTTTGCGGGTGTTCCTGAAGTCGCAACGCAACAGAGAGATAGTTTTATTGGTGTTTCTGGCGTTCCCCACGATCGCTTATTTGGTGAATCTCCGTCGGGATTAGGTGCAACAGGGGAGAGCGAAGAAAAGAATTGGGCTTCCACTATTGCCGACTTCCAAACTAGCAAATGGAAAGATAAATTATTAGACCTTTTTGAATTGATTTTCCTGTGCAAAGAGGGACCGACTAAAGGGGAGCTTATTGAAGGTTGGGATATTAAGTTTCATAATCTCATGGTTGAGAGTGAAGCTGAAAAAATCTCAAACATGGCTACGATGGCATCAACTGATCAGACTTATATTTCTGCTGGAGTGTTGTTGATTGAGGAAGTGAGAAAATCCCGATTTGGTAAGTCTGGGTTCTCTATTGAAACTACCCTTGATGATTCTTTATTCAAGAAACAACAGGATGAAGCCAAGCAGCAAGCGCAAGATCCCTATGGTGGCTATGGTGGATTCCCTGAAGAACAAGCACCATCGGAAGAATTACCTCCAGAGGAAGTTCAACAGGATTCCTATGATTACCGTGCCGATGCTGTAGATATTTCCAATCTCAAGCAGAAAGACGGGAAAGTATTTTACCTTGGCAAATGGTGGCAACCAGATAATCCAATGCCAAGCGATCGCGCTGGTAAGAAACGAATGGTTTTAGCTAAGGAAGGCAATCAAGTTGCTTTGGTTCATTATGGAGCAGAAGGTTACAAACACAATTACTCACCAGAAGCCAAGAAAAGTTTTTTAGCGAGGATGCAGGAAGTAAGAACTAAGGACGGAAAACCTGCTTATAAAGATAAATTTAGTCCCGCATATTGGGCAATTAAAGATTTATGGAATCCCAATGAACCTGCTGATGGTAGTGCTAAATATGATGCAATGGGCGTTGGCGGATTTGCAGATGAGTTAAATGCCAGTAGTTATTCCCGTCCCAAGAAAGTTCTCAACTGGAATAACATCAGCATTGGTTTAACTCATGAAGCCGGGGATGTGCGTTTTCCCATGAGTGAACCGATGAAATGTGGTTATGGGCATATTCGTGGTTCTTATGGTGATGCTCCTGATAAAAAAGCTCTTGATGTTTATGTGGGGGATGATTTAAAATCTTCCAACGGTTACAAAGTCAGACAATTAGACCCTAAAACCGGATTTTATGATGAGGACAAATACTTTATAGGATTTAGGACACCTGAAGATGTTAGGAGCAATTTTATTTATCATGCTGGTGCTAGTAGATTTGGTGGTATTGAGCCAATCAAACCTGATGAATTAAGCGTTTATCGTCAAGACAACTGCGGTTGTAGTGTCCCAGAAATTGATACTGGGACTAAAGTGTTGAGTGGCGATCGCCAAATCAATGTAGTCAATGACAAGAATATTACTGATGCAATTAGTTCTATTTATCCAGAGAAAATATCTAGCTTAGATAACTGGACTGTAGCTGGCAACGGTAATATTTTTGGTGAGTTTTCTAGCGAATATGGGACTTATAAATTTGGGATTAAAAAAGGTTCAAGCCAAGATGTTTTAACTTACAAGTGGAACAGAGAAAGCCGTGAGGACTCTAGGGTAAACGAGCGAAAAGGATATCACTGGGTTAGCAGCAAAGAAATTAAAGGTGGTGGTTATTGGCGCAAAAATCCTCCTAAATCGCTACATTCTCCTGAAACTACACATAATAATCCTGAGAAAGCTAAATCTAAATCTAATGGTGCAGGGATAGCTTTGGGTGTAGCAGGTGGGGTAGCAGCATTAGGAATAGCTGGAGGTGTGGCTGCACTAGCTTTAGCAGGTCGCGGAGGTGGTTCTACTCCAGGTAATTCGGGCAACGGAAATCCAGATCCAGAAATCGAAAAAACTAAAGCCAAGGCAGAACAAGAAGCTAAAGCCAGAACTGAACAAGAACGAGTTAAACGTGAGCAGGAAGCTAAAGCTGAACAAGAACGAGTTAAACGTGAGCAGGAAGCTAAAGCTGAACAAGAACGTATTAAACGTGAACAGGAAGCTAAAGCTGAACAAGAACGTATTAAACGTGAACAGGAAGCTAAAGCTGAACAGGAAGCAATTCCTTACGCTCCTGATATCTATGTAACAGACTCAGCAAAAGCTCCAGAGTTTAAAGAAGCTGTCGAAATTGCTAAATCGGCTATTTCTGCGTCACTAGATACAATTAATCGAGTTCATTCTCTTGAAGAATTAGAGTCAAAGTTAGTTGAAATTGATATTAATAAAATTGATGATTCTGGTATTACAGGTGGAATGGTACAAACATCCGGGAAAAAAGGGGAAAATGGTATTGCCGATATATCCTTTAACACCTTACAAATAAATGTCCAATCTGTAAAAAATAGAGATGACAAAAATATTGGGAAGAAAGAAAATGAATTACTTACGCAAACTCATACTATTCACGAAATGGGGCATACAATTGATTTACTTTTATTTGGAGATAACAAACGTTATGGCACTTTTGTCACACGATATAATGATCAGGGAGTATATAACAATCTAATAAACCAAGCCAAGGAAGAAGTGCCAGATATGTCACCATTAATGAACGCATTAAGAAATTCTGATGCGATCAAAAAAATAGATGAGGTTGGGCAAAGAAGATGGAGACAACACGCAGATTACCTCTTAGATCCTTCAGAAGTTTTTGCTAGAGCATATACACAGTATATTGTAACAAAATCAGGAAATGAAGAATTAAAGCAAACCCTTCTTGCTAAAACAAGCAGAGATTTTGGAAATGGGCATTGGGACGAGAAAGAGTTTAACGCGAATATATTGCCTGAGTTTGACAAATTATTTAGAAACAGAGGATTATTGAGATGATTAACTATGCTCAACCCAGCGAGTTACTTGATTTTGGAATAAGTAAAAAGACAGTAGAAGTAATTTCGGATAATTTTTCCTTAGATCCTGATTTTTTTGATATTCATGATTGCGTCAAAAAAGGAATTGAATACAAAGATATTCTTTTGTTAATGCAATTCGTTTATGGTTACAGTCTTTTTATGGCTGAAAAAATGTATGGCGTTATTGTTGGCAATATTAAACCAACTGACGGTGTTATTCTTGAACCCGTAAAAAAAAATGATAATGCCGAAAAAGATGAAGATATAGTTGATTTAATTGTAGAAAAATACCAAAGAGCGATCGCTCTATCTATAAATTCCTGGATTAATGTAATTACCAAAAAAATCCAAAGTGAGGATAATTTAGAAGATATCAATGTTGCTGACTACTATGATTCATTGTCCAGCAAACAATTTATGAATCAATTGGAACAGGCAATTACGATATCTAAATTAGCTGGGATGCTGGATACTGAAAATGATGAAATTGACTTTAAAACTGATAGTATACCTGACTGGTTTAAGCAAACATTTGAGGAGCAGTTAGCCTATTTCCGCAGTAAATTTATATTCACTACAAAGTCATGGAAGGATTTTAAGGCAGAACAGCATGATGTAGCGTTTACTATCTCTGGCTTAACTCGCGGTGATTTACTGGAAGACGCTAAATGGTTGGTTGATAAAGCAATTACTAATGGTGACGACGTTGAAACTTTCAAACGTCAATTCAAAAGATTAATTGGTAGAAAGGGGTGGCAAGCTGACGACAACAGAATTTACACAATTTTAGATACCAATTCTCGTAGAAGTTATGCGGCTGGACGGTGGCAACAGGCAATGACTCCTGAGATTATGCAGCGTCGTCCTTATTTAGTGTGGGTTCATCGTGATAGTGTTGTACCACGTCCTAACCACTTGGCTTTAAATAATAAGGCTATTCGCTCAGATCATCCATTCTGGAAAGTCGCATTTCCAACTTGCGCTTTTGGATGTCGGTGTACTGCTTTTACTGCCAATGAAAGAATGTTGAATAGGATGGGGGCAACTATTTTAGATAACCCCCCAGACCCGATGACTGTAGCAGAACAGGGTTTTCAACGTGCAGCCGGTTCAATGCCAGAAGCAGAAAAACAGGAAATTATTGATTCAACTCTGGCTCGGTTGTCTCCTGAAATTAGGGAGAAGGTTGAGGCTAATGTCAGCGATCAATCTAGAGAAGATGCTTGGTGGAATCCAATGCAACACATAAGAAATTCGCGTGGACAATTTGCCAAAAAAGCAGTTGGTAGAACTATAAAAGTAGGCACGAGAATAGTTGCAAGTAATTTGCCTACAGCAGCTAAAAAAGCGGCTAAAGTTGGTGCAAATGTAACTGCTAAAAAAATAGCCGGCGAGAATGCTAATTTAAAAGAAGAAGCAACTAATCTTATCGCTGAAATAAGTGGAGAAGGATTGGGCAATGTTTTAGGAGGTATAACAGGTGGTAAGCCCGGCGAATTAATTGGAGGACTTTTAGGGTCTATAGCAAGTGATGGGATTAAGCACGTTACGAAAATCTCCAAAAAAGAATACGCGAAAGCAGCATTAGATCAAGCTTTTCAAACTGCTTCCGCGATCGCAAAAACAAAAATGCTGGCAGAAAATATAGCAAACGAAATCAAACGAACATCTAAAGAACACCAAGAAACTGTCAAAGATACGGTATCAGGATGGATTGCGGAGAATATTGCGGGAACTTTAAATAATGATATTGTCACTACCCTTGCATCAGAATTTATAAATCCAACTGATATCAAGGAGATAATACGAAAAATCAGAGAAAGACGCGCAAATAATCCAGGGGCAAGCAACCAAAACAATTCAAATAATTCCCCGTGACGTACTCCACACACTCCCTTTCAGGTGAGTGTGGGCTTCTCAGT